TTTTTTTTTTAATGATACGGCGACCACCGAGATCTACACTCTTTCCCTACACGACGCTCTTCCGATCTGCCCAAACATGGACCCGTTTATCATGACCTCGTCGCGGGTGATCTCGATCCCCAGCTCGTTGACCACGCCGTAGGTGAACCGATGCGCCCTGCCCCCCGGGCCGCTGTAACCCTGCTGGACGGTGAGCGTCGACAGCGTGTCCGGCGCGTTGTTGTTCATGGTGTAGGTCGACTTGTAGGCCGTTGTGCCGCCCTGCTGAGCCGGGGTCGGCGTGCACATCAATGCTGCCAACAGCCAGGTCAGGTCGTTGTAGGCTCCCTGGCCCGAGATCTTCGCCTCTGCCCATTCCTTGCCCAAGGAGGCGATGGTGACAAACTTCTGGCCGTGCGGACGAAAGGTTTTGACGTTTGGCTTTATGGCAGGCTCGATCGACGTGGCTTGCAACTTCTTCAGCGCCGCCACCGCGGTCCCAGCCGTCGACTCGACGCCGATCTGGGTGGTCTGGAATACCGTAGCTCTCTCAGTCAATTTCGTTACCCCCTACTGCGCCCAGAGACGATACACGCCCCCGCGCCATCTGTATTGTTTGCCGTCGGTTGTTTCTATCATGCTGAACGGCGATTCCCTGACGCAGGCGAGCACCGTTCCGTCGACATTACTGCCGCTCGCTCCCTGCAGGAGCGTATCGATTCGGTCGGCGATTGCTCTAACTGGCGTGAACGATGTGCCTTCACAGACCGCCTTGACGACGTAGAGAACATCCGCCATGATTCGACTCGGACCCACGCCGCGCACATCGTGACCGGCCTGATTCTGGTAGACGACATACGGCATCGTCGCTCCCTGAGGAGCGAGCGTGTCATAGATCCGAGTACTCACCAGTCCGGTCAGGGTTCCATCTCCGGAGAGCACGGCCAAGAGCCAGCGATCGATCGCGTCAAGCTCAGACATTGAACAATTCCTTTAGCCCCTTGCTCCATTCCGGTCTGACTTTCTCGACGGCCGGCGTGAGATGCGGCCTCGGCGCCATTTTGGTCGTACCGTACTCGAGATCGGCCGAGTACTCCGCCCCCTCGACTACCAGTGCCGTGAGGCTGCCCTCTTTCTCTACGTGGACGCTGTTGATCAGGTCGCTCGTATCGATCGCCGGCGGCTCTCCCGGTGCGGAGGCCTGATGCGAGACATTGCCGCGCTTGTAGATTCTTCCGCTGCCCGGCTGGGAGAGCAGAACCTTGTCCTCCTGCTCAATCCGGTGAGCAATCCGGTCGACGAAGCGTGAGGCCCGCGGCTTCATTTCGGCCCGGAGGTGTCGTAGGCGATTGTCGGTTAGTTTAATCTCGCTCGTGAGCTTCACGAGGTTATCTCCTTGCAGAGCACTCTCAAAGCCGTCTGCCAGTCGCCCACCGCTGCCACGCCCAGCACTTCGAGAGTGCGGCTGCCGATAACGATCCGGTCCTTGGCTGTGCAGGTAGCGTCATAGGGCAGCGTTATGACTCGTTCGCTGCCGCTGGCCACTCTGCCGGCAAGTAAGCCTTCTTGAACGCCGAGATTGAGCGAGGAGAGCGGCATGTCTCGACAGCTGTAGCTCGCCAGAGTCGCCCAGGTTGGCGTCATGCCGCCGTAGCTGTCAGAGGCCTCGGAAACCCGCTGCACCGTGCAGCTTGTCGGCATCGCCTCTTCCTGGGCCGCCCTCATTTCGGCCAAGTCCCGGTCGCTGAGAAGGCTCATGTCCGCTCCTACTCAAACACGACAAGGCGAATAACGTCGCCAGCGATCAGTGCTGTGCCCCCGGCCTCGGTGAAGAGTATCCTGTTAGGTGCGGACGCTATTTCCACTGTTCCCGTTGCCGCCTTGAGCGCGCCGTCCGTTGCCGTGTACTGGACGACAAAGGCCGTCGGGGTGAAGGGCACGGGAATATTGACCTCTCCCGCCAAAACGTCCTGATCGGTGACTACGTAGGCGATCGCCAAGGTGCGCTTGATGGCCGCTGCCGCCCCGCCGTGGGCGTTCTCGACAGTGACCCTAGTCGCTGAGGTCGTAGTGATAGCAGCATTACCGGCCGTGCCTACCGCGTCGGCCAGGATAATGACGCTTTCGCCGGCCGCTGAGACGATGGCTGTGAAAGGCGAGCCACCGCTGCGAGTGTCGCCGTTGATGGCTGCAGCCAGGCTAGTTGCAGAATCGGCTGCGCTGGCGCCGTTGGTCCAGACGCCGTTAGGTAGGTCCTCTGCGTCGGCCTCCAGATATTCCACGCCGCCGATGGTGACCGAACACGCTGCCTCGGCCGCGCCAGTGTTGATGTCTATGACAGCCACAGCCTGCTTGCCCGCGTCTCGGGCTAGGCTATTGACCTGGGTTGCCGTGGCGGTAACGTCACTGGCACCCTGAGCGAGGGCGTGAGTGTGGAGGGATGTGCCCCCCGCGCCGGTCAGCTCGTCGAGGTTGGCCTGGGTCACATTAGCACTAATGCCACTCAGGGCCTGGTCGACTTCAGCCTGTGTGGCAGCGAGGTCGCTCGCCCCGTCGGCGAGGGCGTGAGTGTGGAGGGACGTATCGCCGGCGCCGGTCAATTCATCGAGGTTCACAGCTGTGACGTTGGCCCCAGCGCCGTCGAGCTTGTTGATTTCTGCCGCTGTAGCGGTGACCTGAACGTCGTCGATGAGAAACTTCTTTCGGATGTTCGCACCGCGACGAAAGATTAGCTGAGTCATTTCGTTCGGTCCTTTCGCTAGACTTTGATATAGATGGTCCTATTCTCGTAGTCGTCGGTGGTGGCGTTCTCAGTGTAGCCGTCCGAGCGAGTCAGGCTGACTGCACTCATACCGCCCATCATCTCAGCCTTCAGCTCCTTGGCCCTGGCAGCGAACTCCGCCGCCCGCTGCTGATTGTCGACTCGCAAGCCGTCGGCGTTGAAACTGACCTTCTTGGCGTACTTGCGAGCCAGCCAGTTGCAAGCCTGAACTGCCGCCGCCTTGACGTTGCTGCCGACCTGAGCGAGGAAATAGGTGATCTCCTCGTCCTCGAGGTCGTAGGCGGTGCTATCCACGTCAGGAATTAGCAGCCGTACCTGTCCTAGGTTTGTAGCAAGGTCGTAACTGAAGCTCATTTGCTGGCCTTCTTTGCTGGCTTGGCCTTCTTAACCGTTACCAGCTCCGCCGTCGGGCTTGGTCCTAGCAGCGCCTTGATTTGCCGTAGCTCCTCAAGGAGCGCTGCTAGATAGACCGTTTCGACGGTTCTGGGCTCGGGCAACTGCCCCATATTCCTACTCCTAGGAGATCGTCGGAATTACGTAAGTCCCACCCGCGGTGCTGAAGTTGACTGCCGCGGCGGTCCGGTCCTCACCCACGCCGATCCCCAGCTCCATGTAGAGCAGGGCGTTTTCCATCGGGTACTGGCGGATGTGATCGCCGGCGAGTAGCACAGCGCCCACGCCGAAGCGGGGGTTGTAGCGAACTCGCAGCGGGTTGCGCTGGTCGAGGTTGCCGTAAGACTTGTACACGGCATAGTAGTTGGTCGGGACGCGACCGCTGACCCTCACCCGACAGGCGCCGTAGTCGGTCTCGACTGCCCCGATAAACTCGCTCCCCACGTTTGCCAGGTCGGCAGTCACGCCGTAGCGCAGCAACGGATCGGGCCTCGGCACGAAGCCGGTGATGTTGGCAGTATTGGTCCAGGAGGCGATATCGGCCAGCGAGACTATTAGGTCATAGGGGGCGTCGTGCCCGTGCTCCCAGATATGCGCGACTGTGGTTTCGAGGTTGGCCTGAGTGATGCCATTCAGGAAACCGCAGTGATTGTGCGTGTACAGGAAGGTCCCGCCCCGGTCCGGGCGAGGGATAGGCACATAGTTGGCGTCGGCCGTGCCGCCGTCGGCGATAGGCATGGACCGCCCGGAGCCGACCGCGGTGTAGGTGTTTTTGAAGAGCCGCTCGAGGATGGATTTCTCCCACTTATTGCGGAGATCTTCCATGCCGCTAGCGATGTCGGCGTCGAGTTGGATGCGCCGTGCCTTCTGCAAAAACATCCAGGTCCAGCCAAAGGCCCGGTCGAAGGGATCGAGGGGGAGCATATGGCCCGTGGTCGTCGCCCGCTTGGCGTCCGGTACGCCGTACTCGGTGGCCGCCTGAAAGCCGTTCGAAACGCCCGTGCGGTACTCCACCGCGGCCTCGCTCGTAGTGCTGGCCAGCCCGGCGACCATCGGTGCCGAGAGCAGGGCTGCGTTCTGGATGGAGAGAGCGGCCGCTACGTCAGAGATGAACTGCTCGTAGCTGTAGCCCGCTTCGAGCTCCAGGGACTTGAGCTTGCTGGCGTCCCAGTAGGTAGGGATGGCCAGCTGCTTGAGGTCATTTATGCCTAGGGTTGCCATGTTTGTTACCTCCGCTTAGTTGTCAGGATTAGGACAGCGCCACAACCTGAGGTCGAACCAAGAGCACGCTGCCAGAGAGCCCGATACCCACGATAGTCGACTTAGTGCCCGCGGCATCGGAAATCACCCCGGCGTCGTCGTCGACGTAGAAATAGCTGCCGAACGCCATGTTGGTCGAGTAGCCTGCCACCGG